ATCTTATTGCATTTTTTATTACATATTCAAACATAACCCAATCTACATCTTTTGTTTTTTTGTCATATAGATTTTCTAAGTTAATACTTCCCAAGTTGCAAAATTCATATCCTTCAAGGGGTTGTTCCAATTGTTAACGTAATGGTTTTTTATCCACTACTTCCAGAGGTTTCCCCCATCACCTTTCGGTTACTATTGGTTAATTCCAATCTGGGTCGGCATACATTTTCACTCAGATTTCCTTCATCTTCATCGTGTCGGAGACTCTTGGGGAGATTATATTTATTCACTCCCTATGCTCTACGGTACTCTTTAGCCTTACGTAATCTAAAGACTTACCTCGGTACTAGCCATTGGCCTCCACCGATTTTCTCCGATGTTTTACTTGAGGCGAACTCCACCACAAGGATTGGTCGTACTCATATAATGTTCATTATTACTATTAAACTTACCATCTTGCAGATTAAAAGGATTATCACGATTAATAGAACTAGTCCAAAGCACACCTGGCTCACCGTTTTCCCATAATCCATCAATAATATCATTGAATAATTTTTTCGCTTTTACTGTTTCATATGTTTTATCTTCCCAAACTAAATCAATATCTTCATCATTAATAATTTTATTCATTTCCTCATCTGTAATTGTAACAGATATATTCATTGCACTAAGATTACCATCATCTTTTTTACTATTTATGAAATGATAAAAATCGGGATGAGAGAATCTTAAACTTGACATATTAGCTGCTCTTCTAGCCTTATCTCCTTGAATAGTTGTATTTGCAACAGTATTAATTAAGTGCATCCAATTAACTACTCCTGCTGAAGTTCCACCAGATGATTTAATGATTTCTCCTTTTGGCCTAATATCAGATAAATCTTGACCCACACCACAACCATATTTTGTGAGTTTTGCATTATGCCACATATGTTTATAGATACCTTCTAAATTATCTGGTATTCTAGGTAACACTGAGCAAGCACTAAGACATTTATTATAACCAGACCCAATAAGAGTAGGTGTATTTGGCATGAATAATTGTCGATCCATTAGGTCATAGAATATTTTTTCATATTCTTCTTGTAATTCTGGAGTTTTTTCTGCTTTTGATATTGTTTTTGCAACACGCATGAACATTTCTTCTGCGGTTTTTTCAATAACCTCACCTGTATTTGTATCTTTAAAGAAATACCTATCTTCTAGTAGTCTTTGTGTATTCTCATTAATTACTGCCAATTATGTATCCTCCAATAATTTTATTTTAGTATTTATGCTTTAAAAAGATTATTCTATCTTATTTATTAACAACTTGGCTCATTGCTTTTTCAATAACCTCTAATTGCTCTACAGATTCCATAAATACAATTAAATCTTCTTTTACCTTACTTTCATTCTTATCCATCCTATATCACCTCCCTTCATTACAAATCCCAATGTCTATTCTTCTTCAAAATCTCAATAACCTCACCTGCATATGGTTCATCAATATTTATAACTAAATACTGATTACTAGGTTTTTTATTAAACTTAATTCTGCTAACTCTAATGTTTTTAAGAATCCTACTCAAATCAATACTATCTTGCTCTGATGCGTGTTTATATAAGTCATCTTGTTTTATGACTACATATTTATGAAAGTCAATGCCATGTAAAGATAAATTATTTATATAGATTATGTATCACCTTCTTCTTTCGGAATTAAGTCACTAGTTTCTACTTTAATCATCCAATAATATTCATTACTTTCATCACAAATGTTTTTGAATCTAAAGAATGTTGGATTTATATGAGGTAATTCTTTATATAAGTAGCGTTTACACTCATTAGATTTTTCACAAATATCATGAAAACATAAACCAAATGTTACCAAGATTTAATCTTCCACCCTTTCATTTTTAATTTCTGATTCAAACCATTCTCTGCCTAAAGCAATAAACAATTCTCTTTTATAATAACAAATTTTACCTGTGTCTTGCTGAAAACAGTGCATAAAATTTATTTTGTCATGATAGTTCACTTCATATTCTTCTTTGGATATTTCTATCCACTTTGATCCATCCATTGCATCTGTTAGAATTTTAATATGTATCACCTCTTTTGATTTAGCAAGAATTTGATTAGTAATTCTAATAATCTGTATGATCAAATTCTTGCTAATATTATGATAATTATTTTATGATTTATGTTTAGGAATTATGATAGATTAACCAATTTTTTTATAATATGTAGTTGTATTGGTTAAATCACTTTTGCTGAACATGAAGTTTACTTTGTCTTGGGAATTGTATTCTTGAGAAGTGCAGGTAGTCCAAATTCCGTCGATGCGATTGATGATTTTTGTTGGATTCATTTTTGTTTCACCTCCTTTCTATTTATATTATAGCATGTGGGGAATTTGATGTCAAGAAATTTTATTTATTGGTTTAAACAATTGTCTGTAACATATCTTTCAAATAAGTTTGTTTCTTCTTAATTTCCCTCGTCTTGATTGCAGTTCTTATTGCTGAATTCTGACCCACTAATACACAATATTTCTTCGCTCTTGTAACACCCGTATACAATAATTCTGTGTTAAGAAGTACGTAAGCAGATGATTCAATACATACTATAGCAGTATGAAAACCAGATCCCATGCTTTTGTGTATTGTTACAGCATAGGCAAGTTCCAATTTCTTAACTCCGGCTCGATCTAAAACTATCTCTCCAATTCCAATAAAATCAACAACACATACTCCATTGTCTATTTCTTTTACTATTCCCATATTTCCATTGAAAATTGGAGTTACTTTACTATCAACATTTATAGATTTGTAATTATTTTTAGTATTAATAACTTTGTCTCCTAATTTAATTTTGTAAGATTTGTCTTTATCAACTTTAACTTCAATAAAAATATCACTATCACTTACGGGATTAATTATTGATTGAATTTTATTATTTAGGCTATATGTTGATAAGTCTCCTCTTGTTCTCATAGGAGACAATACCTGTGTTTCCATAATATCTTGACTTGCTTCGTAGTGTTTTAAGAAATGTTTTATAACTCTATCCGAAGGGGAGTCATCTTCTTTATGGATGTCTAATTCCATATCTTGAAGTTCTCCAAGTATCAAATTACCTTCAAATTTAGGTTTGAGTATTTGTTCTTGTTCAGAAATTTTAATTGAGGTAACAATAATTCCTGACATTTCTGCTTGTCTGTGGATTTTGGTTAAAACTATACTTGGTATTACATTTGAATTTAATATATCTGAAAAAACTTGACAATTCCCTATTGGAGTTAATTGCTTTATATCACCAACTATAATTAATTTTGCTCCATTTGGTATTGCCTTAAGTAAACTTAAAAATATATCACCATTTATCATCGTTGTCTCATCGATTAGCACTACGTCTGTATCCAGTGGATTCTCTTCATTATATGTAAATTCACCATGAGAATACCCTAAAAGTCTATGTATGGTGCTTGCTTTTAAACCTGTTGCTTCTGTAATTCTGACTGATGCTTTTCCTGAGAGGGCTGCTGCCGATATAATATAATCTTTAAAAACTTGAACAATTCCATTTAGAGTAGCAGTCTTACCACAATTACCAGTGATAAAAATACTTCCATTTCTTCTTAAAACCAACATATGAGAAGGAACTGTAAAACAATATTTATATCCATCGATTGTTTTATACCTTTCTATTTTATTTATATTATATTTGTCTTTTGCTTGAATACCAACCGTAATAGCTCTCTGTGATACATGTACATCATAGTCTATAGATTTTCTAGTATATAGTTTTCCACTCGTTAAATAAGATTGCCCTCTTCTGTCTTGAAATCCTAATTTTGCTCTTTTCCCAGTTGCAGAAAAAACGAATTGCACGAAATCGGCAGTAGATTTTACGTTTGCGGAAAAACTTTCTCTATTGTTCCTAATAGAGCCATCCCAATTTAAAACTTCAGACGCAATTATTTTCAATTGTTCATAAGAGCAATTATACCAATATTCTGCGGTGAATTCTTTTTCTAGTCTGGGGGGATTTACATAGAAATCTGAAAACCCCTCTGCTGCAGAATCTGCTTCTCTCCATTTCAAATTATTGAGTTTAAATAATTCTATTAATCTTTTCTTTTTCCTATCTTTTCTAACATGAAAGCGGCAAGTGAAATTTGAATTCCCTATCATTAATGATCCGTCTGCTATTACAGCAACCATCAATCTAATTTGGTCATCAGTTAAATCAATCCCCTTTCCATCATATTTGAATGTTGTAATAAATCTACCAGAAAAACCATGTTGGTTTCCATAGTGCATTTCTATCAAATCACTACATTTCTTTATATTTAAATTATTTTTGGAACTTAAATATACTATATTATGATTATCACAAACACATTGATCAACGCTCCCAGTTTCATTTTTAATATGATTTAAGTATTCTTCTTTTTCTTTTATGTATCTTTCTGGTAATACTAACTCTGCTGTTCCGTCTCTATTATACTGAAGTACATTTTCACCTTCAATATAATCGGAAATCTTCTTCCATCCAACCCCATTAAAATATTCCGTATCACAATCCACACACCCTGCTGATCCAGTTAATGCAACAATATTCTTATCGATAATTAATTTAACTGCTTCAATTTGTTCGGAAGTGTAAGCAAAACCTTGTTCTTCCTCCACACTTTTAATCGTATCTTCCCAGTCTCCAAGTTCAAATTCTTCACTACGTTCTGCATTTAGTAATCTAATTAATTCATTGTGAATATTCATTTCTAAATCGTAGTATCTCTTTAGTCCAATTAATTGACCGTCATCAGAAACATTAATTTCTTTTTTATCAACTAATTGTTTAGCTACATCATTTATAATATCTTGTTCAATAAATCCAATTTGATCAAAAACAATATTCATTAATTCACTAAAATGTAAGTAACTCCTTCCTATTTCTCCATTTCCAGCCAATGTATTTATAATACAAGCTTTTACTCTCCTTGAATCATTCCCTATCATACCCATTTTCTGTGCTATTTCATCAGCTTTTTTAAAACCAACACCACTAACCTCAACTAATCTATATGGATTATTTTTAACAATATCAACCACTGTGTCAGGAGATTTATAAAAATCCAATAACTTATTTATTAGATTAGCACTCAAGTTGGCATTGCTCAATTCTGTATAAATTTGAGAATAGTCTTTACAATCTTCAAATTCTTCAATTATTCTCATCGCGGTAGCATGACCTATTCCATTAATTGACGTAAGTGCAGAAATGTCTTTATCTTCTAATAAGGTAATTACATCATCATATTTTTCAAATAATTTATATACTATATTTGGATTAATTATGCCTTCTAAAAAATCAATTTGTTGTGACTTATTAGTTAAATCTATTTTTTTATTGATAAAAAGTATTTCGTATGTGTCTCCATACTTTTCATGTCTTTCGATTAACCTACAAGCAACCTTATAAGTTACATAACTTTCTAACTTGCATACTTTTCCTTTTAATTTAATTTTGGATTGCCCCCATAGTTTGGGTAAGCCATCACAATTTTCAAGTTTATTTATTATGTTGGCTACAAAGATGGCATGTTCACCAGAAGCAACCTCATATGAATTTTTAGGAAAGAATATCCTATCTAATTCTATTTCACATTTAATTATTTTATTATCTACCATAATTCCTCCTTAGATTATACACTTACTCTTTCTTCTTGAACTATAATTTCTCCATTGTCCATTAATCTTGTAATTTTCATTATTGTATGTTGAAATACTGAGTTCTTATATTTTCTTGGTTTAAATTGATCTCCCAGTCTGAACCCATAGACCATCATTAGTGTTCCTCTCTTGAACCAAGATTCTTCTATTCTCTTCTTCTTGCCATCTTCTTGCACTTTAGATAATGTACGATTGTAGTGATTGAATGAACCATCGTACATCTTGCAAGTTACAACTCCACTTGGAGTCAATAATTCAACGGTATGTTTTGTTTTATCTCTATCTAATACAGTACCCATTATCAATGATAATTTATATCTATTGAATGGTCTTCCTCTGTAAAATCCAGTTTCATTAGCAACAGGATCTTCAGGCAAATCGTAAAAATTCTCAATTGTATATCGTTTGGTATTTACTTTAGATAGTTCGTGTTCCGTTTTATAGTAACTCATGCTATCCATTTCCCATTTTGCTATACTTCCCTTACAATATTTGTCATAGATTTCTTTATATACTATTGCATTGTATTTATTGACCACTTCTTTGTCTTTTAGGAGCATAGTAATCTTCTCAATTTTCCTATCCAATGCTTTCTTAATTTTACCTTTATGTACTATATACGTTCCAAAATCTATTTGGACATAATCTAAATCTTCTTTCATTTCATTATACTTATCTAAAAATACATCTAGCATATTGTCATTAATATAGAACCAATCACTTTTTAAACCATCAGGTAATTTGTCTTTAGGAACTAAATTGGGTTTTGTACATATTGCCTTATAAATATTATAATAGATTATTTCATCTTCGTATGTTTTAGAGATTAAACCACTTTCAATTAACATAGGAATGTTTGCTAGAGAAAATGAATCCTTTAATTCTACAATTGAATTAATATATTGATTCATTAAGTTAATTCTATTCCCAAAAGAATCTAATGCACCACACTTAATTAGATTTACTACCGCATTTTTTGCTAATTGTGTACCACATCTTTCAATAAAATCTTCATAAGAATTAAATGGTCTATTGTTTAAAATAGTCTCAATATCTTCAGAACCAACTTCTGATAATGCTCTCAACCCATATAATATTTTATTTTCATATATCGTAAACGCCTCCTTGGAATAGTTAATATTCGGAGAATCTACAATATCATTCATCTCTGAAACTGCCTTAGCAATCTTTCCATAGTTAGTAGTTTTTCCTTCACCAATTGCTCCTGAATTTACAGTCAGGCAAGCACATTTCCAATACATATGTCCATAAACATGGGCTAAATTCATTTCTTGAACTAAAATCCCAGTATATGGATTCGTATGATTTTTCGAAAAACTGTAGCCCAAAGATGGGGTAATTTGTAAATCCCAAACATAGTCTAAAAATATTCTTCTAGTTCCATTCTTTAAACCTTCTTCAAAGAAAAGTCTTTTGGAGTCTTCAATTGTTTTCTTGCTTTTTTTGCTAATTCCTTTTCTTAATTTATTTGCATGAGTTAGACTAAAATTAACTATTCCTTTATCCATAGTTAATTCCATGACCACTTCTTGAGTGTCGGCAAGTCCGTATAAGGGTAATAAATGAGGTTCTAATATATTTATCTCTTCTTCATTTAATCCATATTCCCTCATCTCTTGATACCATAAACTAATATTATTTTTAAACCTAACATACTTGTCTAATGGTTGCTCTCCTCCTTTATTGGCTAACCTCATTAGAGAATTTCCTGTAACCAATTCTAGAAAGTTTTGTGGGTGTATTTTACTTAATGCTTGTTTACCCACAGATCCTTCATACTGGAAGGCATTTACAACATCCCCATTATACAAAAGTTTCCACATTTCTTTATCTGTATAATCAATAACATCAGGATGTAAATAGTAATTATAAGTATTTCTCAAACTTCCTTTCCATTCCATTTTCCCCTCTTCTACTAAAACATCCATACAAGTTCTCATACGATCTAATGATTCAATTGTTAGTGCATCAAATTTTAATCCTCCTGTATATTCACTGTCACCTAAGTTCCAACAAGTAATGTCATCTCCATTGGGTGCTTTCATTAGGGAATTTTGTTCAATAAATCCATTGGGGAATATGATAATACCACTTGCATGAATACTTCTACCAACAATCAATCCTTCTAATTCTAGGGCCGTTTCTCTCAATTGAGGGTAATTCTCTAATAGATTTATTAGTTCTCTGATGGGTTTTCTTTCCTCTTCTTCATTTCCAAATAAACAATCATTTAAACTCCATTGTGCTCCTCTTTCAATTGGAATCATATCAGACATTGCTTGAATTTCATCGTAATTGTAGTTCAATCCTCTACCTGCAGTAAGAATAGCCAATTTGGGTTTCAGTGTTTTAAAAGTAGCTACATTTAAAGTATTTTCATATCCATATTTCTCCTTGATTGCTTTTAAAATGTTTCCTCGTTGTGCAGCTTCAGTATCTACATCAATATCCGCTAATTCCGGCTTACTGCTATGAATGTGTCTCCAACTAGGTAGATTAAATGTGATGGGGTTCATTTGAGTAATATCAATAAGATAAGCAAGATATAATCCAGTAACACTTCCTCTAGCAATTCCCACCAGACTTAGTTTCCACATTAAATCTACTAAATCTTTTGTTAAGCAATAATAACTACTCAGACGTTGATTAATTTTTTCACTTATTAACCAAAGTTGTTTTAATTCTTCTTCAATTCTATCCATATTTACTTTATCAAACTCTTGATTTTTATTTGTCATTCCTTCTTGGGTCAAGAACAACAAATACTTATCTACCAAATAATCACTATAGTAAAATTTCTTAATGTATTCATATTCGTTTGTATAATTTTGCATTATATGTTTGTCATCAAAGTTAGGTATTTGAGTTGGAGGAACTACAGGATCTTGTGCTAAATCATAGAACTCAATTTTATTAGCAATTTCTAAAGTGTTGTTTGTCATTACTTCAAAAATTTGCTCACTAATATAATCTTTAAAATATCCCCAAACTTCTTCTTTAGTCATTACATAAGTAGAAGAATAAAAAGCAGACACCTCTCTGTCTCCTTGTTTTGAATTCAAGAAAGACTCATGAATTTGCCTATGATTTTTAGTTAAATAGTGGGCATCTGTAGTGTAAATAACTTTAATATTATATTTACATCCCAAACCAATAATGAAATTATTATAAGCTATTTGATCTTCTTGAAAACTTGGTTGACACTCTAAATAGAAATCATCTTCAAAAACATATTTACAACCATTGATAAAATCTTCAATCTCCTTTAATGCAGTATGACTTCCTCCTTGAAACTCTTTAAATTTATTACCTATAAGCGATCCTAAACATGCTGATGATGCAATCACCTGTCCTTTGTGTTCGGACATCACCTCGACCATCTGTTGGGTTGTGAGAGGCGTTCTTTCCATCGGGCCTGTTCTAAAAGAATTCATCCACGCTAGTGTAGACATTTTTCTTAGTGCAAGATGACCTTCTTTAGATTTAGCTATGAGAATAAAGTGAGGAAATTTAGTTATTCCAGAAGTATAATTATCTTTGACTTCTTCTAATGAATTTACAAGGTAGATTTCATTTCCTAAACCAAGGGTGAAATTAGGATTTGTTTTATGTATCTCCTTTGTTACTTTTATCGCTTCTATGTGGGAAGACAAACATTCATGATCGGTGATAGCAATTCCTCTTAATCCTATTTTTTCAGCATATTGAATTAAGACTTTAACTTTATTTGTCGAATCCGATAACTTCAAATTACTTAGTTCTGTATGGCAATGTCCTGAAAAACAAGACAAATTATATTCAGCTTTAAATTCCTGCATTTATTCATTCCTTTCTTCTTATATAATGTGTATCATACACATTATATAAGATAAAGTATATTATATTTGAATTATTAAAACCTAAATTTAATTACACTTGGAGTATACATAAAATCCTCAATGATAATTTGTGGTGTAATCTTTCCATTGTATTCATTAACACTAAACTTACCTATTACAGTAAGATTTATGGCTTGATGTTGTTTTATATCATTATACTTATCTTCATTTGTAAAAAATTTCATAAGAGCAATTCCATTGTAGTTAATTTTTATAGTGTTTTTATTTTTACCCATTAACTCTATGTCTTTTGAGTTTACTATTAGATTTTCTATGGCAAATAAAGGTTCGTCTACTGAATTTCCCCATATATTTTTATGTTTTGCAACTGACTCAATTATGGTTTTATTTAATGTTTTCTCATTAAATATTCCATCTACATCATAAATTAGAAAATTGGAGACTTGAATTTTACTTACAACTTCATATAGTTCATTGATTTTACTATTATGTATGGAAATCCCACAAGCATTTGGATGACCTAAAGCATAATTAAATAACCCACTATCAATACACCATTGTCTAACATCTTTTATATCTTTTTTATCATACCCTCTAGCACTTCCTGCAAAATTCTCATCGTGAGAACTAAGTAAGAAACATGGTCTTTGATAGATATTAGTTAGTTTATTTGCTAATAACCCAGTATAATTTTTTTCTGTCAGTCCTGTGGCATTAATAATTATAATTCCATTATTGAAAAGTTGATATTGGTCTACCTGATTCTTTGCAACTTCAACTGCTTCATCAACAAGTTTTTTCTGTTTTCTTTTGCATTTATTCCCTATTCTCACTACATAGTCTTGTAATGATAGTTCAACTTCCCCTTTTCCTCTAATTTTGTCTATATGTTTTTCATCAATATTAAGAAATGCCTTAAACATCAACTCTTTTTCTTCATAAGTTCCATTTCTAATAAGTGCATTGATCATTGGAACAATATAAAAACCAATTCCAATGATACTTACTTCATTCTTCATATCATAAGCTTTTTCTTTAATTAGTGCTGATATGAATTTATTTTTATTTTGTTCTTTCTTAATTAATTCAATTCCTTTTAAAACTAAATATCTACTTTCTAGATTCCTTAAATCACTTACGTCTCCTATCATTCCTATTGTTAGTAAATCAAGATAATCATCTGCATAATTTAGATTTAATTTTTTATCAATATACTTTATAAATTTATATACTACACCAATTCCCGTCATAGCCTTATTTGTTACTTTTTGAGAGAGTTGATTATTTATTACTATTGCATTTTCACTATATCTTTCACACCCATGATGGTCAATAACTAAAATATCAATTCCCTTATTTTTGAAATATTTGTGTTCAGCGTAATCGTTGCTAGATGCATCCGGTAAGATAATTAAGTTGCATCCACATTCAATTTTGTGGATTCTATTTAATGTGATTTCATCTAATCCGTGTGCCTTATCATCATGTACAATAAATGTAATTGTAGATTTACTATTGAACTTTATAATTAAATGTGTAATATATTGATATATTGCGGAGGCACTTGTATATCCATCTGCATCACAATCCACGACAATTACAATAGCACTATCTTTTTTAATATGGTATAGTAAATTTTCATAACCTAATTCCATATGATCATATAAAGATTCATCTTCTAAATGGAGCGCATTTGGATTAAGGAAATCATTTATATTTTCTATATCTCTATTTTTTAGGATTGTTTCTACAATATTACTGAAACCAATTGCAGTTCCTTTTAAATTATATTTAAAACTCATAATTACCTCACTTTTATTATTATATTTATTTATTACTGTTCGTATTTTATTGATTGGACGTATGTATGGTGTTTTATTTCTGCTCTTTCTCTGACTTCCTTTGCTTCTTCAAAAGTATTAAAATCTCCTAACCAAATTCTCTTATTCTCGATATTAATATATGCAATCCATCTTCCTGTGCTTTTCATAATACTAACTCCAGTAACAGAAGTTGTATTATCTTTCCTTAGTGAATGATTTTGAGCATTTTCTAATGCTCCAACTACGTTCAAGTTATTAAGTCTATTATTTAATGTTATTTTATCTTTATGGTCTATGGTTCTTCCTTTAATATATTCTTCTCCATATTCTAAAAAACATATATATCTATGTAATCTCTTTGGAGTGGGTGCTTTTGCTTTTCCTATCCCACCTGATATTTCTAGATAAGGTTTGTTACTTTTCGAAAAAACTAAACCGAAATTGAAATTTACTAACTCCCAGAAATATTGTAAATCAACATAACTAAAATATACTTTATTTTCTTTAATATCCTCTACTTCAATAATAGTATTGTATTCATCTGTATAGACCTTACTAAAATATCTTCTAGGATTTGTACATTCTTTACATTGTTTTGAATGGCCTCTTAAAATGTCATTAAGACCCATTTCATATTCTATATTACAATTTAAACATAAAGCTTTGACATACAAAACACTATTACCACTTATTGTTTTCTTAGAATATCTCTCACTAACAATTTTCCAGTTATTGATAATCATACCTATATAAATTTCTTTCGCTTTCATGTATTCCTCCTATATGCATTGGGTGTATATTTTCTTATCCATAAGTTTTAGTAAAGTTGCTTTGCCAATATCTGAGGGAGAACTTTTGTAAGGAAGCAAGTCCTCCGTATCCCATAGAATTGTTACAATACAATAAGGAGCTAGTTTATTAATTATTCTTTCTCTAATATGTTTTGCCCACTTGCTTGCTTCTTCACTTTCCGCATTTTGATACTGTTTGTCTAATGCAATAATAACTTCATTAACCTCCAGACTTAATATTAAGTCTCTTTGAAAATTACTAAAACTATTCCCACATAACGCTACTGTGAAGTTTTCTTCTCCAAACATGGTGTCACATTGAAGAACTGACTTTTCCGTATTTAATCCTATATTTCTATAGGTACTGACTATATCTTCAATTATTTAAAATTAAATAATTGTCTACTGTTTCGGTTTTCAAAGACTTCGTTTCCTAAAATCTTGCCACTTATTAATAGTGACCCTACTTCCCTACCAAGGGAATAGTCGATACATGCTTTTGAACATTGTATTTTTTATTTATGCTCGTAACGGATATATCTCACTCTCATTGCTGTAAACGAAACCCTGATTCATTTGTCTGATATATGTATCTGACATACCACACATTTTCGATATTGCCATGTATGATAAATCTGATGTAGTTAATAATTCCTTTGCTTTATTTATTTGTTCATTTGATATCTTTTTATGAGATTTTCTCAGGGGATAACTTCTACTATCATCATAAAATATTTCTCCTGTGTTAATGTAATTAATTACTCTTTTTGCAACACCATACATTTGAGCGATTTCTTCATATTTTATGTGCGTATTTAATAAATAGTAAATAATTTCATCTTTATCTTCATCTGATAATAGAATTTCCCATTTTTTATAACATCTCTTATCCCTTATTGGATAATTTAATGTTGAGTTATAATAGTATTTTCCATTGTTTATTTGGCTAATAGTTGTTTCTAAACAATTGTACTTTTTAGCTATTACACTCATTTTTAATCTCATATTTCTTAAATCTTCTACAATCGAATTTACTGTATTGGATTCAAGTTTTTGTCCATGCCTTAGATCATATTTACGTATTGGGTAATTCAAATTATCTTGTTTTCTTCTAATGCCTTCATTTATATTAAATAAATGTGTAAAAGAAGTACCCGTAATTTCGCAAATATCAACAAATGACATATCGGTATCTTTTAACAAGTAAATAATCTTTCCAAGAATATCTTTATCAAATTTATAATACGCTGTAAAATGTGTCCCTCCAGTATTCTGATTATATCCATCATTATAAGTATCATATAGTTTTATATAATATTTTTCTTTCTTATCTAGTTCGGATTGTTCTAAATTATTTTCTAAAATAATTAGTTTGTAATTCTCTACTCCATATTTTCTGATTCCTCTACTTAGTGGATAATTGTATTCTTTACAATTTTCATCGAAGGGATTGTATTTTAAATGACGATCATCCCTGTTTTTTAAATTTATGGTTTGACCAATGTAAACTATTTTGTTCTTTAGAGTGTTAAAATAAGCATAAATAACATTCTCGTATTCACTATATATCTTAGACATCCTCCTTGTATATAAAGCATAATATACAAGCATAATTTAATACAATGTTCAATTTCACTCGGTATTACCGTATCTTTTTCAAGACTTAGGCTCTCTTACCACCTTAACATTTCTGTTTAGTTGACCGATAGCTATGCTAACAATTAGCATAACCCCTTGCAATAACAAGGAAAAGTAGATTGGGGCGATGTTGTTCACCCTCTACCAACATTATTTTTCTCTTACGTTTAATGGCCTCTTTGTTTATGTTAATGCCGTATAAATTTTGACTTAATGGATGAGAATATATTACTTTTCTTATTTGAAAAGGAGAATATTTGCCATATAGCTCAATCTCCTCTTCAATCATTAATCTAGCCCTT